CCCCAAGTCTTAATAGAATATCTACCATTCACACCCTTACCTAGGCAACTACACGAGGCTAGAATGAATCCTAAAGCCCCACTTATTGTAGCCGGTCTCGTACAGGCTGCCGATAGACCTAATGCTAACAAGCGTATCTACGACTTTGATACTTTAGCTAAGCAAGTAAAACTCTATATCGACGGACCGATTGCTGAAAGAAGGGCGCTTGGGGAGCTTGATCACCCTGAATCTTCTGTTATTAACCTTAAGAATGTTTGTCATAATATTACTAGACTCTGGTGGGATGGTAAGAATCTCATGGGTGAGTTTGAAGTTTTAGATACACCTTCAGGTAATATACTACGTGAATTATTTATGAACAATATTACAGTCGGTGTCTCTTCACGTGCAATGGGGTCGGTTTCACCAATAGGTGAAGGTCTTGTTCAAGTAGAAGATGACTTAGAATTGATTTGCTGGGATTTCGTTTCTACACCTTCAACATATGGTGCTTATGTAAAACCGTTGGAAGGATTAAATGAATCTTATGATCCAAACGGCGGTGAGGGTAGGAAAAACAGTATTAATAGACTAATTTCAGATATTATTTGCACCCAAAGCGGTGTTTGCTGTATAAAATAAAACAACTATGAAACAACATCTTAACGAAATTAGGAAAATGCAGCATATAGCTGGATTGATTAATCAATCACAATCAAACGAAGCATTCGAACCAGACTACGATCGAGGCGGGTATTTTATGGATATGCTAGAAGAAGCTATTGGTCCTTGGATAGATAGTAAAATAAAGGATGGAGAAGAAATTGAACAAATTAAAGCTGAATTACACTACGACGTAGATAAAATAGTTGATAGCCGTAGTAAGACTTATTATTAAAAAATAAGAAATCCTAAATAATTAATTTCTGACATTATTTGCACTCAATCAGGTGTTTGCTGTATAAAATAACGATCATGAAACAACAACTTACCGAAGTAAAAAGACTGCAAGAGCTTGCAGGGGTTGTTGAGCACGAGCATAATTTTTTAGAAGACCCTAACCCTTTAGACGATCTACCATCGGTGAAGTTAGATATTGACGATAACGGAATGATGAAAATCGAATTAACCGCTTTTTTTCATACTCCGGGTAACGGAAAAGTTCCGCTATTGATTAATAACCCAGCACTTCAGGAAGTAGTTATGAAATCAATTCAATTAGAATCTCAAAAAGCCTTTAGAAAAGCCGTACACGGAGTACTTGGAATCCCTTACGGCTTACCTGAATAAAAAAATTTTCACTAAGAATCAAGGTTTTCCGTACAGGCAGAGATATTTATGAACGTATGCCATCCTAATATGGCATCTCGTATTCTATACACCCTTATATTGCTACACTCTAATTAGCAATCCCCGAAACAAATTTAAGATGGAAAATCAAGAATTGTTTAAGCAAGCAATCCTTGACGCAAAGGCTGTTCGTGAGACTGCAATGGCTGCCGCCAGAACTACTCTCGCTGAGCATTTTGAACCTTTCATCAAGGAAACCATGGCAAAAGAACTCACAAAAGAAGAGCACGACACCATGGAAGAGGATAATGAAATGGAAGAAGCCATGAAGCATCATAAAAAACATGATGCTACTGAAATGGAAGAAGCCATGAAGCATCATAAAAAACATGATGCTACTGAAATGGAAGAGTCTACACTAGATGAAATCTTAGCCGAGCTAGATGCTCTTTCTGAAGAAAATATCGAAGAAGGAGATCACACAGTCGATGAAGGACACGTTCCCGAAGACGGCTACGTTGGAAAAGCAGGCAGAGGTGCAACCGGTTATAATGAACGCGCCGGAGTATCACATGGCGATGGAAAACTTCACGAAGCTGATGATGAAAAAGAAGAAGAAGACGACGAGGCTGAAGAAGCCGGCGAGGACCTTACTAAAGACATCGAAGCGGCTAGAGGCGGTGAAGAGCAAGAAGTAGTTGATATTACTGTAGGTGAATTGAAAGACATCATTCGTGATGTATTCATGCAATTACAGGGCGGTGATATGGCTCCTGGAGCATCACTAGATGGCGGTACTGAACTTGCAACAGATTTAGGAAGCGGCGGAGAAATGGAGGCAGGAGAAGAAGAAATCTCTCTTGATGAAATTCTAGCTGAACTTGAAGAAGAAGAGCATAAAATGGAAGAAGTTAAGAAAAAGCATCACCACAATGATAAAGTAGATGAAGGTACAGGACCGGGTGGTGAGATCGATCCTAAAGCCGAAAGCACTTACAAGGTTGAAGAAATTAAGAAAGAGCTTAATGAAGCTGTTAAAACGATAAAAGCACTTAAAACCGAACTTAATGAAATCAATCTTTTCAGTGCAAAACTTCTATATGTAAATAAAATATTCAAGGCAAAAAATCTTTCTGAATCACAAAAAACGAAAGTAATCAACGCATTTGACAGAACAACAACAATCAAAGAGGTTGAGAATACTTACAAAACTTTACTTGAGTCAATTAGTGTAGAAGCTAAAAAAACTTCACTTAAAGAATCCGTAGGTTTTGCATCAAAACCAATCGGTAGCGCTCCAGCTCGTCCGATTGTTGAAGCCGATGCTTTTGTATCAAGATGGCAACAGCTTGCTGGAATAAAAAAATAACAATCTCTAAACTAAACATTAAAAAAATGTCAAACCTAGTTAATTCCCTTTTAGAAAGCGCTAACCCATATACCGATCAAATGGGGGTTAGTCAGAAACTTGCTAAGAAGTGGGCTAAGTCCGGCCTACTCGAGGGTTTGAAAGATTACGACCGAACTAATATGGCCGTTATTCTTGAAAACCAAGCAAAACAACTCGTACTTGAATCTTCTACAACTGGTGGTGGCGTAACCAACGGTGCAACTTTTACTCCTGGTAATGGTGAGCAGTGGGCTGGTGTAGCTTTACCTCTCGTTCGTAAGATCTTCGGACAAATTGCATCTAAAGAGTTCGTTAGCGTACAGCCAATGAACCTTCCTGCTGGTCTAGTATTCTACTTAGATTTCCAGTATGGTAACAACATCCCTAAGCCTTTCGTAAAGGGACAATCTGTTTATGGTACTCTAAACCAAACAGCTACTAGCGGATTCGGTAACTTAGCCTCTGGTGGTCTTTATGGTCAAGGCCGTTACGGATATTCTATCAACCAGTTTTCTGCTTCTGCAGGTACAGTTGTAACAACTGCCGCAACTTTTGCTAACGTTAACTTCAACAATGACTACTCTCAGTCTGTTGTAGATAGCAAGATGATTCAGATCGCAGTTCCTACTGCTTCTTTAAGCACCCCTGACCTTAACGGTATCCGTGCTTTCGAATTGAGCGCTAGCTCTGCTATACTATCCCCTTCTACTTTGATTAATGATTTTACTACTTTATCCGGTGGCGATATCTTATTCTATGTAAGCGGATCAAATGCAGCAGCTATCGATGCTGTAACCGGTTTTTTTATTGTATTCTACAATAAGCAAACCAATTTCCAAACTCGCGGTGATTTTGAAGATGCTCCTGGCGATACACCAACACCATTCTCTAATCCGAACGCTGCTTCTTCAACTCAGATCGTTATACCCGAGATTAACGTTCAGATGAAGTCAGAGACCATCTCAGCTAAGACACGTAAGTTGAAAGCACAATGGACTCCGGAATTCGCTCAAGATTTGAATGCTTATCATTCTCTTGATGCTGAAGCAGAGTTAACCGGTATGCTTTCAGAGTATATCTCTCTTGAGATCGATCTCGAGATCCTCGATATGTTAATCGAGAATGCTCAGACAGTTGCAAACTGGTCTGCACAGATTGGTAACCAAATTAACGCAGCTGGTACTGCTTACACTAGCAATACTGCTGGTGCTTACTATAACCAGATGTCTTGGTTCCAAACTTTAGGTATTAAGCTTCAAGCTGTATCTAATAAAATCCACCAACTGACTTTACGTGGCGGTGCTAACTTCCTAGTATGTTCACCAACTGTAGCTACAATCCTTGAATCTATTCCTGGATTTGCAGCTGATACTGATGGTGCTGCAGATACTATGAAATATGCATTCGGCGTTCAGAAAATTGGTCAGTTAAACAGTCGTTATAAGGTTTACAAGAACCCTTATATGACCGAGAACACTATTCTATTAGGGTTCCGTGGTAACCAATTCCTAGAGTGTGGTGCCGTTTACGCTCCATACGTACCGTTAATTATGACACCTCTAGTGTACGATCCAGATACCTTTACACCAAGAAAAGGTATTATGACTCGCTACGCTAAGAAGATGATTCGTCCTGAATACTACGGTAAGGTATACGTTGCTAACTTAAACGTAGCTCAAGCTAGCTAATTCAGACTAGCTTAAAAAATAAAGACCGGCCCTGTAAGGCCGGTTTTTTTTATACTTATATCTACTATTTATATTAAAATTATTAATGCCTACTCTGTTAGATTTAAGCAGAGATCCATACGGATTAAACGGTGGTACAATCGTCAGTGATCAATAAATACAAAAGCTGATGCATTTTGGTATCTACCAGTAACAAATACTACCGCAATAATATCATTCAGCAGTCTAACTGGAGGACCGATTAGCGCATCATTTACAGCCGGTAACGGTATTTTCGGCGCAATTACTGAAGTCTCACAGTCATCCGGTATCGCCGTTCTCTACTCAGGTTCTTATCAATACCCCCACCCCTAATATAAATCCTTGAAAATATATAATATAGAACCCTCTTTTGAGGGTTTTTTATTCTCTTTTGCTTACTATTTATATCAAACGGTCTATGCATGGTGACAACAACAGTTACAAGAAAGAAAAAACTTAAGAATCCAATTAAATTTCAGGTTACACTTAATGAAGAACAGAAAGTTGCGAAATCAGTTATTCTTGAAAACAAGATAACAGTACTAAAAGGTAGTGCAGGATCAGGAAAATCGATAGTAGCTGCTCAAGCTGCACTCGATCTACTCTTTACCGGACAGGTTGAAAAGGTAATACTAACTAGACCTGCCGTAACTGCTGGAGAAGAATTAGGTTTTATGCCCGGAGATAAAGACGCTAAGCTAGCTCCCTATACAGCAGCTATATACGATAATATGTATAGGCTCTATAATAAGGAAAAGATAGATAGAGAAATTATTGAAGGTAGAATAGAGGTTATTCCGGTAGCATTTATGAGAGGCAGGAATCTTACAAACTGCTGTGTAGTAGTAGACGAAGGCCAAAATATTACACACAGGCAGATGGAGCTAATTCTTGGTAGAATATGTGAAGGATCAAGAATGATTATATGTGGTGATACTGCACAGATTGATTTAAAAGATAAAAAATTATCAGGTTTTGGATTTATATGTAATAACTTGACCAACGTAATAGGTTTTTCAGTTGTAACTCTGAAAACTAATCATCGCGATCCAATCGTTGAAGATATTTTGAAAATTTATTTAGATCATAGAGATTAAAAAATGGCTAATCCAATAATTTATAACGGCGATCCAGGGCCAATTTCAGGCAGTACCCCATTTGGATTTTACGATAATGACGCAGATTATCAAACCGATGGACCAAAAGTAGCAAACTACTGTGCATGGAAACTAGGATATCCCGTACTCGACGTTGAACTACAGTCCGGATCGATTTACGCTTGTTTTGAAGAAGCCGTTTCAATCTACGCCGAAGAATTATATCAACTTAAGATAAAAGACAATTACCTAACGCTTGAAGGACAGCCGACTTCCTCTCTATTAAACAGTATTGTAGTCTCGCCTAACTTAACCAACCTGGTTAATATAGCCGAAACTTACGGTCAAGTAGCAGGAGTAGGTGGATTTATAAGTTGGAGAAGTGGTTCGTTGGAACTTATATCTGGAGAGCAAAACTATAACGTATACGACTGGGCAGTAGCATCACAGAGTATGAGTCCGGGAGATAGAATAGTAATTCAAAGAATAATGTATCAAGCACCGCCTGCGATTTACGGATACGGGTATGGTGCTTATTATCCTCAATTAGGTGGATCGGGTGCATGGCCTGGTAGTTGGGGCGGATACGGAGCTATGGGTGGAGGGAACAACGCTGCTACTTATTATCCTGTATTTTGGGATATTCAAAGAATTCAAGAATTAGAAATGTCAAATGACGTACGGCTTCCTGAATGGTCGTTTGAGCTTATTGGAACTAACTTAAGAATTACTCCAGTACCTCTAGGCAGTAATTATGGCGGATACCGTTCATGTATTTCAATTCAATATGCATTCCAATCAGACCTTATGTCTTTGACAGAAAATAGCCCATACGGCAGTAATAAAGGTCTAGTAGCAAATGCAGCATTAGCTCCATACGGTCTAATCACATACTCCTATATTAATCAACCGGGCAAACAATGGATCAAAGAATATACAGCTGCACTTACTTCTGAATTGCTTGGTTTGATACGCGGAAAATACCAAACTGTACTTATTCCAGGGGCAGAAGCTACACTCAATTTTGCTGATTTAATCTCACGTGGTAAAGAAATGCAAGTAGCTTTACGTGAAAAATTACGGCTTGACTTCGAAGACATGTCAAGACAGAAGCAGCTTGAAAGAAAACAGTCTGAAAACAATTCTCTTAACGATACTTTAAATAGTATACCGTTAATGGTATATATCGGATAACTATGGCACTATTCGGTTCAGTAAGAGATGCAACAATGCAACTTGGCGTAGCCGGCGAGTTTGTAAATAACGTAGTAACCCAGCAAATAGGCTACTATAAGATAGTAATACCCTCATCCCCTCCGAATATCTATGGCGAATCATCCGTTAAGCAATATATCGGCCCGGTACTTTTAAACTGTTTAATAGTCAGGGGCGACTTCTCAACAATTACCGATAATAATTTCGGACCTGATAGTAGAAGGGAAGTAGATTTTAGATTTTTAAAGCCAGATCTAGAATTAGCTAATATAGTGCCTGAGACCGGTGATATTATTATGTATAACGAATTATATTACGAAGTAGATAATACTAACGAAAATCAGCTTTTCCTTGGAAAAGATCCCAATTATTCTTACTCTGAAGGATTAAACAACTTTGGTACTAGTTTTTCTATCATTCTAACCACCCATATGACATCACCTGAAAGATTAGGTATAACACAACAGAGACTCTAATATGCCACAAATAGTACGTCCAGAGAATAGAAGGGAGTTTATGAATAAACTTATCATACCTGCTGATCCGCAGTATGGCAATCCAAATATAGTTTTTTCTGAACCTTTCAAACCAGGACAACCTGAATTTAATAGGGCATATGAAACTGCTTTTGAACCTACAGGAGACAAAAAATACTCAATAGGATTAAAAGATATTGATCAATCAATAATGTACCATTTTGCAAACGTTCTTAAGCTTACGGTATTTCAAAACAATTCTACGGTACTTGTTCCCGTTATATACGGTTCACCTGAAAAATGGAAATCAATACAAAAAGACGGATACTATCGTAATAATGTAGCAAAAATAATGTCCCCTCTTTTAGTTTTTAAAAGATCTTCAGTTGTACAGAATAGAACGCTCGGAAATAAAATAGACGGTAATGTTGCTAAAAATGTTCAACTATACGAAAAGGCTTTCTCAAAAAGAAACGTATATGATAACTTCAATGTTTTGCAAAATCAAAAGCCGCAGAAAGAATATACGGTTGTAGTTACGCCTGACTATGTTACTGTAAATTATACAGTAATAATGTGGACAAACTATGTTGAACAAATGAATAAGTTGATAGAAGCTGTAAATTTTGCTTCTAATTCATACTGGGGTGACCCCGATTCATTTCAGTTTCTTGCAAAAATTGAGACGTTTAATGACGCGCAAGTCTATGATCAAGGTGAAGATAGATTGGTAAGAACTGAATTTGATTTAACTGTCAACGGTTACCTTATTCCGGATTCGCTAAATGCCTATTTAGCACAGCTTTCAGGAAAAACTTATAATATATGTAAAATAGTATTTACAACCGAACAGGTGCAGTAAGGTAGGTTTCTTATTGTTACGGAACGAACTATTTATAATCAAATTTCATAGAGTGGCAGATACTATATCAACTTCCGGTATATCCCCCGGTCAATTAATTAAGTCCGAACAGGTTCTCAGAATTATTTACGCTCTAAATGGAGTAAGCGGTAGTACAATCCTTATTTCAGGTAGTCTTGGAGTAAGTGGATCTGCAAACTTTTTAAATACTGTTAATTTCTTTGCAGGATTAACCGGTTCATTATTTGGGACCTCTTCTTATGCTGCTACCGCATCGGTTATACAAGGAGCGGCTACAGGGTCTTTAATTACAACAGCTTCATTTTCTAATCCTTCTATTACATTTACTAAAGGAGACGGTTCAACTTTTTTAGTAAATTTAACAAGTCTTGTTCCTCTTACAGCATCACATGCTTTAACTGCTTCTTATTTTAGCGGTTCAATCTCAAATGCTATATCTGCTTCTTATGCTCTTACAGCATCGTATGTTGCTAACGTATCATCTTTCCCTTTTACTGGAAGCGCTATTATAAGTGGTAGCTTAAATGTAACAGGAAGTACAAATATAAGCGGCGCTTTATTTGTAAACGGTCTTTCCCTGAGTGCAGAGAATGGGGGACAATTAGCTATATGGAAATATACATCAAGTTTAAATACAGGAGTAGATCCTGGTAACGGATTTTTTAAACTAAATCAATACTGGTCATCATCTCCTACTGCTGCATCGTTCGACAATTTTGCGTATGATCCAAACGTAAGTTTTTCAGGTTATTTAGATAATCTAACAGTAGGTACAGTAATAAAACTTGTAAGCCTTGCAGAAGCAGGTACCTTTAAACTACTACAAATTACAAGCGTAGCACCCCCTGAATCTGGTTACGAAAGTTATGGAGTATCACAGTTAACTTCAGCAGGTAACGACCCCGCTGAAGGAGATCAATTTGCATTTATACCAGTAGGCGCATCTGGGGAGGGTTTTAATACAATCAACAACGCAGGACCTGGTAGATTAATTATTTCTGACGGTTCGACTAATGCTGCTACAGCGTCATCTGATTTAATTTACACAGGTAGTACTTTTTTCGTAACCGGGTCAGCTACTATTGTAGACATATATAGCAATTATTTTTATGTTAGAAATAAACAGACACAACAGCCTGTATTTACAGTAAGCGAAAGTGTTGTACAGTTCGCGACTCAATCAGCGATTCCTACCGGCACTGCACCTAATGGAGGAATATGGTTTACATCAACTAATCTTTATGTAGGTTTAGATTAAAATTAACTATTTATTAAAATAAAAAGACAGAAAAATGGCAAATTGGAAAAAAGTAATAGTATCGGGAAGTGTAGCTCAGTTAAGTAATTTAAGTATTAGTAGTAACTTAGCTGTAACCGGCTCGGTAAACGCTTTAGGACTTACTAATGCAAATAAGCCGAATATAGTTTCTTATGATACAACTACAGGTTTATTCACTTATCAAGGTACCGGTTCATTTACCGCAACTACTGCTTCTTATATTTTAAGTAGCGGGGTAGATGGCCCTCTAGGTATGAATAGCATACTCCCTGCCTCTCATGCCGTAAGCGCTTCAATTGCAGGTAGAACAAAAGGTACTTTATCTCAAGTAGCTGGCGGGGGTCTTAATGCTTTTTCTTTCAACGGTAGTACTGACGTAACAGTAGAAGTCAGCGGTGCTGCTCAACTTTCTCAAAACGCTATTACAAAGTGGAATGACACAGATAATAAGTTTACCAATTCGAGTCTCTTTGATAACGGTACTTTAATAACCGGTAATACATCGATAGTACTTACAGGCGCAAATTCAAGCTTAACTGGTTCATTTAGCGGATCATTTAAAGGAGACGGTTCACAACTAACCGGCCTTGTAACTGAATTAGACTTCTCTGGTTCAACCGGAAGCGGTAATGTAGATCTTTTAACTCAGGTATTTACAATTACCGGTACAGCTAATGAAATAGAAACATCAGCTGCCTCCCAAACCCTAACAATCGGGTTACCTAATAACGTTACTATTGGTAACAATTTAGTAGTTAGTAATAATTTAACAGTATTCGGTACTGCTAGCTTCCAACAAACAACAAATCTTGAGGTTGCAGATAGATTTATTCTTCTTGCTTCTGGATCAAACGCAGCAGGTGATGGGGGTATCGTAGTACAGCAAGGAACACAGAATGTAGGCGAATTATTTGCATTCGATAGCGGAACTACAAGATGGGGATTAACTGGTTCATTTACCGCCAATCAAAGTACTTATACACCTGATGCATTTATGGCAGCAGCGGTTTTAGGTTCAAGCGGAGATCCAACAACAGCACCAGGTAGGTACATTGCAAAAGGTAATATATTTATAGGTAATGACGAAACAATTTGGATATATTCTTAATAGAGTTTTCAAAAGAGTAGTTATGGGTTTTAACGCAAATAACGTAGTAGTAAATAATAAACGTGTAGAGGAGCTCCATAAGGCTCCTTTACCTGTCTTAAGTCTTAATAAACCTGAGGTTGAGACTTTGTTAAATTTAATAAGAGAATCTCATTTCAAAGGAGAGCAGGTTCAAAAGATATTTGAATTAGTGCTAAAACTTCAAGACTATTACGTTAAGCTACCCTGATTCTGTGATATTTATATGAAGGAAAGTACTGTAGGCCGAAAGGAAGTAGGCATATACACGGCATAAGTGTATGTATCTAACCACAGTGTAAATTTGTATTACTATGCCGAATTGGAAAAAAGTCATCGTAAGTGGCTCAAATGCCTCTTTAAACTCATTAACAGTAGCTACAAATGTTGTAGCTGAATCATTCACTGGTTCTTTATTTGGAACTGCTGCTTCAGCTTCTGCCGCTTCAGTATTTAATATTTCATCTTCATTATATTCAGCTCAAGGAGCTTTAGCTGGTGTAGGTACAACAACAATTGTCAATATATCCACAGGTTCATTTAGAGCTGGTTTTTTTGATTATGTAGCTTCAAGCGGAAGTAATGCTCGAGCTGGTACAGTGATGTCTGTCTGGGATGGTAGTAATGTAAACTTTACTGATAATTCAACAACAGACATTGGAAGTACTACACTTGTTACAATGAGTGTAGCTTTAAGTGGTGCTAATGCTTTATTAAGAGCAACAATAAATGGAGATACTTGGAATATAAAAACAACTTATAGACTTATTTAAATAAAAATTAATGGCTTTGAATCTTTCAGATATTACCTTTACTTGGCAGTTTAATCCACTTTTTGTTAGCCCTACATCGACTGAACATAATGATGTTGTTACTAAAGTTTTTTACGAACTTAGAGCAACTATAGGGTCTGTTAGTGGATCAGTAGGTGGATTTCAAGAGATACTTCCGATATCACCTTCTGGAAGCTTTATTCCTTTTCAAGACTTAACATCACCTATAATACAGCAGTGGGTTGAATACATGCTAGGAGAAGAGGGTGTAAAAAACCTTAAGACTGACCTTAAAGAAAAGCTTGAAAATAAATTGAATCCTACTTTTGTTATAAAACAATCTCCTTGGATTCTATAGTGATTTATTTAGCTATAAACAAGATTTTAACTATTTATATAATATATTAGCATATATAAAACCCCTACCTTAGGGAAAGTGAACTAAGGGAGATAAACATGGCGAATGAATTTATTGTCCGTAACGGCCTAAAGGCCCTAAATAATTCACAAGTTACAGGATCTCTCTCTATTTCCGGATCACTTGCCGTTCCGGCTATACCTTTAGGTTCAACTGAAACTAATGTAGTAGTAACTGATACGGATGGAACTTTTAAATATAGAACTAATCTTAGTCTCCAAGGTACACAAGGAATTCAAGGTATTCAAGGCAATACCGGTACTCAAGGCATCCAAGGTACGCAAGGCATACAAGGTACTCAAGGAATTCAAGGTATTCAAGGTATTCAAGGTAATAACGGAACCCAAGGTATCCAAGGTACGCAAGGCATACAAGGTACTCAAGGAATTCAAGGTATTCAAGGTAATAACGGAATCCAAGGCATTCAAGGAATACAAGGAACCCAAGGAATACAAGGAACCCAAGGAATACAAGGTAATACAGGAATACAAGGTATACAAGGCATACAAGGAACTACCGGTCCTCAAGGAACTCAGGGCGTTCAGGGCTCAACCGGAACCCAGGGACTACAGGGCATACAAGGTATTCAAGGTACACAAGGAACACAGGGTATTCAAGGAATTCAAGGCTTAACCGGAACCCAAGGAATTCAAGGCGTACAGGGTATTACCGGTCCACAAGGCACGCAAGGTACTCAAGGAATTCAAGGGGTACAAGGCATAATTGGTGCTCAAGGTAGTCAAGGAACACAAGGTATTCAAGGAATACAAGGAATACAAGGAATACAAGGTACACAGGGTACTCAAGGAATACAAGGTACACAAGGCACACAAGGTATTCAAGGAGTGCAAGGAACTACCGGTACACAAGGTACACAAGGAATACAAGGTACACAAGGAATACAAGGCGTACAGGGTATAACCGGTATTCAAGGTATTCAAGGTATACAAGGTATACAAGGTTCTCAAGGCACTCAGGGGATTCAAGGCGTACAAGGTACTCAAGGAATACAAGGAACACAAGGAACACAGGGAACACAAGGTACCCAAGGCATTCAAGGAGTGCAAGGAACTACCGGTACTCAAGGTATTCAAGGTATTACAGGACCACAAGGTATACAAGGTATTCAAGGTATTCAAGGTACACAGGGTATTCAAGGCACGCAAGGTACGCAAGGCATTCAAGGTATACAGGGAATACAAGGTACGCAAGGGACTCAAGGGACTCAAGGAACGCAGGGTATCCAAGGCATACAAGGTACGCAAGGAATACAGGGTATACAGGGGGTACAAGGCATAACTGGAACCCAAGGTATCCAGGGTATTACTGGCCCTCAAGGTACGCAAGGAATCCAAGGTACGCAAGGAATTCAAGGAATTCAAGGGATTCAGGGTACCCAAGGTACACAGGGTATACAAGGCCCCCAGGGTACACAAGGAATACAAGGTATTCAGGGAATTCAAGGTACAACAGGACCGCAAGGTACTCAAGGTACTCAAGGAATTCAAGGGATACAAGGTAACACTGGTACGCAAGGAACCCAGGGAACTTAAGGAATACAAGGTATACAAGGAATACAAGGTACGCAAGGTACACAGGGAACTCAAGGAACTCAAGGAATACAAGGCATTCAAGGTACACAAGGAATTCAAGGTATTCAAGGTACAACCGGTACACAAGGTATACAAGGCATACAAGGAACTACCGGTCCTCAAGGAACTCAAGGCATCCAAGGTACTCAAGGTACTCAAGGCATCCAAGGCATTCAGGGAATACAAGGTACACAAGGCACAACTGGCGCTCAAGGTATACAAGGTAATACTGGTACTCAAGGAACACAAGGAACACAGGGAACGCAAGGTACGCAAGGTACGCAAGGCATTCAAGGAGTACAAGGCTTAACTGGAACTCAAGGTATCCAAGGTATTACAGGACCGCAAGGTACACAGGGTGTACAAGGTACCCAAGGTATACAGGGTATTCAAGGCACGCAAGGTATACAGGGTATTCAAGGCATACAGGGAATACAAGGTACGCAAGGTACTCAAGGTACAATTGGTACACAAGGTATACAAGGCATACAAGGTACTCAAGGAACACAAGGAATCCAGGGTATACAAGGCACCCAAGGAACTCAAGGAATTCAAGGTATACAAGGTACAACAGGACCTCAAGGTACGCAAGGAACCCAAGGTACTCAAGGGATACAAGGTAATACCGGTACCCAAGGAACACAAGGAACACAAGGAACCCAAGGTATCCAAGGCAATACCGGTATCCAAGGTATCCAAGGTATTCAAGGTATACAAGGAACTACTGGACCTCAAGGAACACAAGGAACACAAGGTATCCAAGGTATTCAAGGTATACAAGGAACTACTGGACCTCAAGGAACACAGGGAACACAAGGAACAACTGGTACGCAGGGCATTCAAGGCGTAACTGGTCCTCAAGGTACTCAAGGCATACAAGGTATTCAAGGAACACAAGGTACTACTGGTGCACAAGGAATTCAAGGTATACAAGGTATAACTGGCCCTACTGGACCGACAGGTCCGCAAGGTACGACTGGTGCTCAAGG